CATTTATTTGTGCTTCCCGGCTTAGTTGACCGGCGACCTGAGCTTGCGAAAGTGTAAGCGCGGCCGAGAGATCGGCTTCACGTTCGAGTGATCCCGTTGCAGTCATTTGACCAAACGTAATCGCTCCTGAAAGCGACACTTCCTTTTCGAGTGTGCCAGCGGCTACGATCTGCCCAAGCGTAAGAGTAGATGATAGCGACACTTCATTCGTCAGTGTCCCGGATGCTATAACCTGCCCCAGCGTCAGAGCCGCACTCAAAGCGGCTTCCCGAGTAAGTGTCCCAGCCGCTACCGCTTGCCCGAGCGTAATGGCTGCTGATATATTTCGCTCCGTGACAACTTCGAGAGTCCCGGATACAATAAGCTGACCTAATATGATCGCGGCATTGATTGCAGCTTCGCGAGTGAGCGTTCCAGCAGCAACCATCTGCCCTAAAGTGATCGCGGCCGATATCGTGGCTTCACGTGTCAGGGTACCAGAGGCAGTAATCTGGCCCAACGTAATTGCTGCCGAAAGCGAACGAACATTCGCTAGTGTACCCGTCGCTACAATTTGCCCTAGAGTGAGAGCGGAGTTGAGTTGAACGAGAACGTCAACATCTCCCGTCGCAATGAGTTGACCGAGTGTGATCGCAGCATTCAGGTCGGCCTCACGCTCGAGCGTTCCCGTCGCAGTCATTTGACCGAGCGTGATCGCAGCGTTCAGATCGGCTTCGCGTTCAAGGGCACCGGAGACAGTGAGTTGTCCAAGCGTGATCGCTGCACTGATATTCCGCTCGTCTACTAAGGGCGTGTACGTACCGGTGATTTCGATATCGTCGACGATTACGAAATTGTCGTCCGGTGACATCTCCGAAGAGTGATTCGAACTGAGACGAATCTCCGCCCCGTTCCAATCGGCCGCATCCTGATTCCCTAGAATCTGAGTGAATGCTATCTCGCCTGAATTCTGGAGCGAGGTATGCCACGACGAATTCTGGTCTGATTTTATGAGTTGAGACGTTCCGGATATTCCGACGACTTCGGCCGCTATATAATTTCCGGCCGCTTTCGTGATCGCGATCCTGAACGTCAGAACATCATCGCCCGTTGAACTATTTGCCCGATATCGAACGTTGACCGAAATGGTGAGCATCCTATCGAAATCGGCCGGAACGTCCTCGAACTTAAAATAAGTACGGAGGGTCGTTCCTCTGTTCTCCGTCGTAGCCGCCGCCGCTATTTCGACACCATCGGCTCCGGCGATCCCGTCGTCGATATCCGTATAGTCCTGAGACGTCCAAGTTCTCGAACCTAACGTCCCGTCACCGTCGACCAATAAGGGTCCAAGATCAGCCATCGCCAATCACCCCACATTCGTTACATCGTTCACCCGGCCCGGGCCAATCGCCGCAATCAACGATCCCCAACGTTTTCCATCTCGGCTTTACGTTTTTTAGATATCGCGGATCGACATGAACCTTTTTCCAAGATCCTAACTCGTGATAAAGTCCACACGCCCACCGCCTCCCTTCGACAGCGTTCTTCAATAGATACTTGCACGCCTCACCGGAGACGTAGCAACAATGATCCTCGCTTTTTCCTTCACAAATCGCCATATCGATATGGGGTGAAGTGAGTGATCCGGAAACGACTCGCTGTTTCGATACACCGATTGCGCACCCAGATTCCATCACCGTCACGCTGATTTCCATAGACTCCTGCCGAGGTATTCCCCTCGATCGTCACGCCGCACTTACCGTCCCACCAGATCACGAACGCGACGTGACCGAATCGGCTGTTACCTTTTTTCCAGACTACAAGCCATCCGAACGAGGGCTTGATCCGACGACGCTTGACTTCCTTCGCATCGATCGATTGTCGAGTAATGAAATCCTGAGCTCGTGCGCTCCGGATCTTCGGTTCTTCGATACCAGGAGCGACTTCAAAACAGAAACTCACGAAAGCCGCGCACCATGCGTATCCAGGATTCAAGCCGACCGAGGCTAGAAATTGCGCCACTTCAGGCCCATCATTCGATCCGATCTCCTGAACCCCGAGATATACCAACGCCGTATCGAGATGTGCTGGTATCAGATCATGCTGCGCTGACGCAGGCAGCGATAATAATGGCAAAGCCAAGCAGCTTAATAGCGTACGCAACATTCCCTTTTCTCAGTTCGTCGTTCGTGTTGAAAGCTTTAAGAAAGATGTTATCGGCTACCGAGTAAAGCCCGAATGAGATCCCCGTAAGAACGATGAACCAAGCGAGGTCATTGAACTCGACGAAGAATTTACTGGTGATCGAGATTGCAAGAGCACCGACAGCCAAGATCCCGACAATGGGAATGGCATATTTGATAACGTCCTTTTTGATAGTTGCCATGGTGAGTTAGGGTATTTCTGCGCACAAGCGCGGATCAGTTTCATCTCGATCAGCTTGCTCGAGACAGAGCCGAAGATCGAGACTTTCTACGGATTTAAGGATTTGAGTGAGTTGCTCGGTCGTAGTTTCTTCATACGACTCCTGGCGCATTTCGATATAGTCCATTCGTTCATTGTGCAGGACGTCCATTTCCTCAAGCTCGCCCGGAATGGCGATGAATCGAACTGAGGCAGTAGCAGCAGCAACGGTGATGATGATTATCGTACCGATGGCAACCACGCCCTGAGCACTTTTGGAAAGACGATCAAACCAACTCATGGGATTTTTCATTTGCGGAGGTGTTGAGAGTTGATGAGTTCATCTTGGGTAAGTTATGCAGTCGTGTCGAATACGACAACAACGAGTCCACCTGCATCTGAGGCTACGCCATTGTCACCCTTTTCAGTCTTCGAACCCGGAGATGTGAGATCGACTTCAAATATTTTCCATGTCGTTTCTTCGAAGTACCAGATCTTCCCGGCTTGAATGTCGATCCCGTTCGACTTATTGGTAGGCGTGTGCCAGGCAGTAGTGTGGGTGTCTGTATCGATATCATATTTCTCGATCGTGTTGTCGGTTGCGTTCGTGAAGTAGAGAACGTTCGCGTCCGGATCCTTGCACAGATACTCGTAGACTTTCCCGGCTGTCAGCGACTTCACCAGAGTATCACTCGCTCCGGCCGGAGTGATCGTTCGGAGCGTGGGCGTTGCCGCGAGAGAGTCGATGAAATAAATCAGATCATCGGTTGGATTATACTCGATCGCCTGCCACATTTTGTACGATCCACTGGCGATGAGTTCGGTCCAAGCATCGCCGCTATCGGCTACATCCATCGACCGCTTCGATATTCGAAGACCATCACCATCGTTGGTGATATAACATTCGTTGGCACTGAGATTCAGTGCGAGTCCGCGATTTTTATTGCTCGTCGGATCTTCGGTTGTGATAAGAAATCGATTCCCGCCGTCGTAGTCAGCACGCCATAATCGACCCGTACTAGCCCCACCTTCACAGTAAAAAACCCATCCGTTAGCATCATCCTTTCGAATCGTATACCCGAGATCGATTGAACCGGCACCGTTGTGCATGATCGAAGACGGTGCCCCCGACACAAACGGGGTTCGAGTAATATCTGCACCACCGTCCGGCGTTCCCATGATCGCTAGAATCGCAGTTCCATCAGAAGGAATGCTCGAAATCCCCCACGTATCACGGAGATACGCATAGATCGCTCGCACCCGTGCTTGACCGAATATCCCTTCGGTCAATTTGACCATTGCAATTTTGTGTCCGGAAGTCCCGCCCCCGACCACGGCTCCAACGTTGAAGGGTTCGGTATCAATTTGAGTAAGACCCCCGCTGAGTATATCGTTCGATCCGAGAATGTATCCATCGATTGCAAACGCCAAGGTCGATTTCGTTCCTTCCAGACTATGAACCACTCGATATACGTGCCATGACGCATCACCATAAACTGCCTCACTTAAAAATCTGGTAATCGACCCGGTCGTCATATTGAATTTGTCCGATACTTGTGACCATGTCGTCAGCGGTCCACCATCTCCGAAACCTGCGATTCTTCCGAGGCTACTGGTGCTGGCGATGGTTTTTACGATCATCCAGATTTCGCTGTCCTTATCGCCCACGATCGGAGAAACCACATCTGTACCGGCCGTCGATTTCCCTTCCGTGTCACTCGTAAAACCGACCACCATTCCGATCAACGGAACTGTCCCAACACCATCCGGAGACGTTATGCCTGCGTGCGTCGCAGTTAAATCGCCGATCGTTCCCTGCGATCCGAGATTCGTCCACTCCGTCAGCAAAGTTCCGGATGCGACGATCGAATCGGGGAGATACAGAAGTAGATCTTCGGGATCGAAAAGTGGGTGTATAGTGATTGACGATATAAGCTCACCGATTCCAATGAATGATATCGACGCCCTGAAAACACTCTGATCGCCTGCCGGGAAACTAAGCGATGGTATCCATGCTCGACCCGTGTATGTCGTTCCGGCCGCGGAAGTGAAAATGATCGGAAAACGAATGCGTTCAAACGCGAGTTCTTCGAGTGCGATCTGTGCTACTTGCTGAGTGAGATCCGAAAGGATGACTTCGTTATATGAAGCCGAAGCACGCCATGATTGTTGACCGGGAAAGAACTTGCGAAAACCATAGGAATGAGGGTCCGACTCTTCGAGTTCTTCTGTTGCCAACGAAAGATCGACGGCGATCGTGGCGTATGCCTCTCGTTCTACATCGCCGATATCATCGAACAATATGCTCAGGATTCCAGAAACTCGCATGGCCATTCAAGTTATGTCACGGTTACCGGAGTCAGGATGCCAGTTCCACGAATATCAATCCGGATTTCTTGTACTCGCTGATCAGCAGACGAGATCGAGAAATTCCGAACGAACGCCGTTCCCGAATAGATCGCACCAGTCGGAGCGACGAAGTCGATCGGGAATTCTATTTTCTTAAAAGCGAGCTTTTCGATCTCTTCATGGGTGATGTCCGGAACGCCCGAATCGACCTCCATATTCAGCGTAGCCGAAGCCGACCACTCACTCATCTCGGGTTCGGAGTACGCCCACCCGAGATCAGATGGATCTGCGCCTATGATTTCCGAATTTGAAAGACGAAGCTCCGAGTTCTTTATCGCCAACAGATTGCGCTCGACCGCACCAGTATCATCGAAGTTGAAAATCAATGTTCCTATAAGTCGGGTCATTTGATTATTTCCTACGGGACGATGCTTACAATCCAGCCGTTCGTGACCGTGACCGTATCTCCATCACCATTGACAAACGTTCCAGTAAAGACAGAAGTTGGTGCGGAATATCCGCTCCACTGGGTGCCGAGCGATGCGGCAGCGAGCGCGATAAGAAAACGATTATCCACACCAACTGCTAGTCGGTCCGGATCTCCCGAGCCGTCTCCAGCGACGAGATCGCCTTTGGTAGTAATCGGAGTAACCGGCCTATTGAGAACGAGATCGAGTAGCTGAGGATTCGAGAAGTAGATTCCCGATCCCGAAGCGATCGGACCGTCGAGTGTAAGTGGATTGCCTGGATTGTCGGGGTCTTCTACGTCCCAGGTCACATCGACTTCGTCTGCCGACATTCGAAAAACGAAAGGCTTCGCTGTCACTTTATCGACGACGATCACATGATGGGTATCCAATAACCCCGCATCCGTTACCTGGTCCACTGTCAGAACACTCACGTCTTCTGCATCCTCATATTCAGCATCAACGAGTGCGATCGGATTCTGAGTCGAGATATAAGCTGCGAGATCACTCTCCGCACCTATTCCGCCGCCCGATATCCCGCCACCTGTTCCACTTTGAGTTGAGAAACTTCGAATATTTTCAGCCGAATCATTAATTGAAATACTCGAAACGCCGTCGAATACATGGCGTACTATTTCGAATTCATCTCGCTGGTGCTTAATGTCCTTTCGCAGATATGTAAGAGCGAAGTTTCTGGAATTGATTGTCAGTGCCGTTCCCATCTCGGCATCCAATCGAGTATACATTTCATGTCGCCGTTCGAGAAAACGATTCAGAAAGCGCAGCCAGGTCTCGACTGTCAATTCATCGAGATTGGTAGCAGCGACAATCAGATCCGTGACGAAATCTATATAATTCGTACCAGCCCACGTGACACGTGATGGCATAAATGAAGTCGGGCCGGGACCTGTGTAAAGATCTATCGTCTTACGAACTTTATCGGGCAAGTCCATCCATGCTTCTGTCAACGTGGCTTCGAGTCGATCGCCGTCATCATCGATTAGAAATACATCAACGTCATCCCATTCAACACCCTCGGGATCAAGATCTGATCCATCGACATCGGAAGTACCCCATAGTTTTAGTTGAATATTTCCAGTCGCCGGAGCGGCTTCTGATATAAATTCGAAAGGCTCCTCCGAATCCAACTTTGTTCCGCTAACGCCCCACTCAGTGCCTTCCGGTCCGAGAGTCTGAGTACGTTCGGCTTCAGATTCCGCTGTCGCATCATGCCACGATCCATCGGGCCAAAGTATATAATCTGTGCCGTCAATCCAGAGTTGCCAATAGACAGGAAATACGCCTTTCCCGTCGCCTGCAAGGTGAGGAATTCTAATCTTCCCTATAAAGGCAAGCCGTTGTCCGGATTCAATTTCAAGCCCTTCCTGTTCGGCATAGAGACCTTCAGAGATAATCGCGGCTTTTACTGTATCGGGGTTTCGGCTTGTACCGTGAAAAAAAGCTGGAATAAAAAGTACGGCGTTGCCAGTGTAGTACAATCCACCTCGTCCAGTAGTAAATCCTCTCGGGCCAGTCGTATTTCGTACAAACCGACTGCCAGATGCATCGCGCACTTCAGGATCAGGTGGACCGCCGCTCGAAAGCGTCCAAAAATCCGACCAAAGCTCTCCCGTCTCTACCCGACCGCGACCGCCTCTGAAATATGGTTCGGAAAAAGATCCACCTCGAATGAGCGAAGGAATCAAGCCATGATTGTAACGAAGACTCGTAACGCCTATCGGCTGAATAAATCCTCGTTGCCCAGGTTCGCGCATGATCGTCTCGGCGACGACAAGAGCATCAACGTCGAGCGCGACTCCCTGCGTATCCGTTCCGTCAGCCGCACCAACGTCCGTGTATTTATAGACTGTATAATCCGAACCATCCTGAAGTTCGACAGCGATGAAATGCCATGTTCCATCGCGTTGAAATAATTCGGATGTCATTCGATAAAGCAATTGCTGAAGCACTTCGTGGCACTTCATCGCAACGCCCTCTTCATCGTAGAAGATCGAATTATCGGCCTCCATTTTGTCCCACGGATCAACCGTCGCCGCTACTCCATCCGGATACAATCGACTCGCCATTCGAAACGGAAGCGAGAAACCGAGTTTGTCGAGACAACGTCGGGCGATATCTCGATATGATTCACGACCCGTATAGGCGACTTCCGGATCTCCGGATGCGTCGGTGTAAGGAATATTTTTGAGTTGACCGAGTCCATCGTTTGCTTCGAGATTTAATCCATCTGGAATTACCGTCGTTGAATCTTCGTAATTGTCGAGCACCAAATATCCGAGCCAGTATTCATCATATGTCGATCCATCGATTGCCGCTTGTGATGTTCCGCTCACTATTCGAATGCGCCACTCATTCGTCGTCGCATCGAGCAAGACATCCAATTCATCATTCGTCTTGCGCCATATCTCAAGCTCAACGTGGGAAGCTCGAATCGGGCTGAACACATCAATCCCTCTGCGACTCCATTCGATAATAGCCGGGGAATCCCGACCGGAGATCGTCGTTACGCCACCGCCCCAACTCTCTTGCTCAAACCAGATCTGGTAGGCTTTTCCATCCTTCGAAAAATAGGGACATTTCAGACGAGTGGCGTATGCCATAATGCGATTCGATTATATGACTTCAGTGCCACGATTATCTGCCTGGCGTGAGCTTTCACGTACGGAATATTCAATATCGCCGGAAGCTATAGCACGAGGTTCAATGACAATGCTCACATCCCGTCTCTTGCCTCCCACGTCGCCGCTATCACGTCTTGTCGATTCATCCCTATCTGAGGCCGGGAAACGACCGGAGCGACTGAAGCGATCCTCACGGGGCACTCGGGGATTGTAATTCCCGAGAGGTACATTTTGAAATCCTCCTGCTCCTCCAACACCACCGGAGAACCCACCACCAGTGCCACCACCGGACATCGCTCCAGATATTGATGCTTTCACCCAAGCGCCTAGAGCGACGAGTGCTACGCCAGCGGCAATAGCAGATGCGGGATTAGTGAAAGCCTCTTTGATCTTGATCATCCCGATCCCAGTTGCGATTGCGACTTTACCAATTCGGATCGCGACATCGCCGAGAACCGAAAGAACACTCGCAAAGACATCCCCCATACCGGCAGTTCCAGCGGCCATCTGGCCAATGCCTGCGGCCAATGCAGCCGCGGCATCCGTCGTGCCGCTCGAAAGGATCATCGAAATATTATCCATGAAGCGTTGTGCTGCCGCTTCATCTTCTTTCAGTTTAACCAACCAGGGCGGATCTTCGATCTTCTCGGGAGGTCCCTCATCGACTGTGGGTTGAAATTTCAAATCAAGCTGCTCCATCCCGAAAAGCTTGACCTGATTCCTTACGAATTCAAGACGTTCGGCAAGGGTTACGAACTCTTCAGAAAGAGGATCGACACCTTTGATGAGGAGTCGAATGATCGCTTCCTCCAGGAGTCCGACTTCTTCTTTCGTGTGATTGAATTCTTCTCCCATCACCCGCTTTCGAACTGTGAGTTCTGTCGTTGCCTCCGCAAGCTTCTTGTAGATTTCGATGATCTCCTCGGCGGGAGTGATGATGTCGTCGAGATTATCTTTGACCTCTTCCTCTGCCTCGGCCAGATTCTTCAGCGCTGCAGTAGCAGCGATATATTCGATGTTCAGGTTCTGAACCTGCGTTGCAAGCTCAGTAATTATTTGCGTGTGATTATCGGTCTCACCTCGGGCTTGTCGTGCTGCCGCAATCTGCTGAGTGAAGGCGAGTACTTTTTTCTTCTCCGCGATTTCGAGTAGTAAACTTGCCGCTCTCGCTTCGAGTTGTGCCTTTGTAAATCCGTTTAAAGCAGCAACGGCATCAGCAGACTTCTTCTTAACAATGTCCATCGCGTCCGCAAACGCGGTCGAGGCTTCTGTAGCGCCGTCAAACAGTCCGCTCAGATACGCTATCTCGGCTGCGATTATCGTCAATGCGAGAACGATCGGGTGCGCTGCGAGGAGCGTAAGCGCGGCCCGAAACCTGACGACGGCTTTCGTGAGTCCCGCGAAACCGAGGGCGAGAATTGGTAACGCCTTCTGCATCAATCCGATCGAGAAGAGAACCGGGCCGACCGCGAAAACGAGAGCGACGAAGGCTCCGATCGTCACTCGAATAGTGACGTCGAGTTCACTGAATTTAATCGCGAGGTTTTCGAGCGATTCGAACATGCCTTTGAGTGGGGTGACAAGAGAGAGTAGGGCACCCTTCATCGTATCGCCGATCGCGATCGCGGCCTTCACTGCCGTGTTCTTCACGATCTTGAGTTGAGAGGCCGTTGTCTCGTATCGCTTCTCGGCCTCTTCAGTCAGTGCCAAGTTCTCCCGCCATGCCTCAGTCGAGAGATCCATCGCTATCCGGAGTTTTTCGCCTGAATTCGCCGTTGCGAGCAGTGCGTTCGCCATGCGACGTTCTTGTATTCCGAGTTTATCGAGAACGACGAATACGTTTTCTCCCTCATCTTTCACCCGGCCAAGTCCTTCGACGAACTTGATCACGGCTTCCGCTGCATCTTCCTTGAATGTTTTCGAAAAGTCGTCGATCGACATCCCGGCGACGTCGGCGAAAATGGCGAGAGTTTTGGACCCGAGTGCGACTGCTTTTGAGATCTCGATAAAGACTTTCGAGAACGCAGTACCTCCGGCTTCAGCACGAATACCGACCTGGGAAAGTGCGGCGGCGAAGGCGAGAGTCTCCGCTTCGGTGAGACCGACTTCCTTTCCTGCAGCAGCGAGCCGAAGTGTCATCGTCACGATCTCGGATTCGGTCGTCGCCATGCTGTTTCCGAGTGCGACGATCGATGCGCCCATATTCGAGAACAACTTTTGATTCGTTCCCATGATGTTCGCGACTCGAGCAAGAGCCCTCGCTGCTTCTTGAGCGGCGAGATCGGTTGTTTCGCCGAGGTCGATCATTACTCGGGAGAACGAGAGAATTGCGTCGGTCTGGATACCGAGTTGACCTGCGGCTTCAGCGACGGCTGCGATCTCACTTGCAGTCGCGGGAAGAGCCGTCGACATCTCAAGGATTCCTTTCCGCAGTTCGGAGAATTCGGCTTCGGTCGCAGTCACCGTCTTGCGGACTCCAGCAAACGCTGACTCGAAATCGATCGCAAACTTCAGAGACAGTCCGGAGATTGCAAGAATGGGGATCGAGATTGCTCGAGTGAGCATCTTCCCCATATCCATGAAGCCCTTGCCAGTGCGATTGACGACACCGACAGCACGACCCATCTTTTTCTCGAAGTCCGTAATGTCGGCTCCGAGTGCGATGAATAGTTTCGCTAGTTCTTCTCCGAACATATCTCGACCTCAGCAGCTTCGCGAGCAAGTCTCGCTTGTTTTTTTTCGATCATAGCGATGAATTCACCCTCTCGTCGGTTGGCTTCCTCCATCGCCTCGTCTGCTCTTTCCGGATCGCTTAACGTGGGTCGGTTGTAGAGACCTGGGAACAGTTCATACGCTTCCAAATTTCTCCAACCCTTCCCGTGCTCGCGCCCGTAGTTGTAGACATAGGTTGAGAGCGTTGCCGTGCGTCGCCAAGCCTCTTTTTCTCGATCATCTTCGGCTCGAATCACGAGGAGAATCTCCCGAAAGGAAAGCAAATCAAATTGCTCTGGTAGCATCCGTCGATAGGCTTTCCGCTCGATTCGAGCCAGAGTCAGTTTCCCTCCGGCCCTTCGGAGTCGTCTCCGTTTTCGGACTTGATATCCTCCTTGTCCAGATCTTGCGAGTAACTCATCATGCGAGGCATGACTTTTGTCATGATCTGCTTCATCGCAATCGGAGTCACGAGGATTTCCAGATCCTCTAGCTCCGTATCTGGTTGCGCCGCCAGGACACCCCACCAAATAACGACGATCAGATTGTCGAAGAACTCACCCGTGATGAGTTCCTTCATGAGAGCGAAAACAATCGCCGGAGTTACTGTCTCCATGTCGACCTTTCCGTCCTTCAATAGTCCGGACTTAACGACCGCGGGAGCAATCTTCTCTAACGTATCAATGATCGGAGGAATGGGATCTTTTCCTTTTTCTCGGGCGAGCTTTGCGCCCAACCCACAGAGCAGGAATAGGAACTCCTCTCCTCCAATCTCGATCGTGATCGATTCCGGATGTTGCTTGATCTTTTCAAGGCGTCGATCGTCAACATTTTTTCTCTTTGCCATGTCATCAATCGGGCAATCGTAGCCCGGATTATGGACGGATCGTTCCGCCCATGGTGAGTATTAATTGATCCGGTTTAGGTTGCGATGACAAATTTCGTCGGGAGTCCCTGGATGTTGAGAGTCAGAGAGAAAGTGCGAACGGTTTGATCGTCCGAACCCCACTCATAGTTCTCACAATAGGCCGTTCCGTGCATCGCTCTGTCTCCGATCATATTGTCTGATAAGAGCCAGTTGAGAAGCGTCTTGTTATCGTACGCTAATTCGACGAGTATCTGTCCGGCATTCCCATCCTTCGGGCGATTACCGTTGACGCTAGCGTTTCCGGAGCTACGTCCAGGAATGCTCGTCTCACCGTCACCTGAATCCTTATCGTTTGCCGGGATCATGTTGCGACTCTGCGAGATCGTCTCACTCACTGCCAATCCAAGTTTGGTATAGTTCGTGGGCAATCTCAGAGCCGCTTCACCAACCGGAGGCGAATCTGTTATGTAGAACAGTTCGTTCGTGGCGTTATCGCGCGTGTCTGCCATTTGCTATGCGGCCCCAGCCGCTATCATTCCCTTACGGGTTTGGATGGTAGAAGAACCGGATCTGGAGCTGACGCGAAAATTGCTTCGCTTGGCCGTCGATGGTGAGTGCCGGTCGACCTGTATTGCGTTCCACTACGGTTCGGAGATGGTAAAATCCGGAGACCGAAAGAGGAGTCGCGCTGATTGAATCGACGAGCGTCTTCGCTCGCGTTTGAAGTGTTCGAGGCTTGGAGCCCCAAAAGTCGAGAACGACTGTACCGTCATTCGAACTCCCGTCCTTGTCACTCCATCCTGGAGCGTACGAGTCGTCGTCGTCCACGACATGAATATAATCACTTGTGGAGGATTGTTCTGCTCTATATCTCATCGGCACTGTAAGAACCGAATTGATCCGGGCTTCGAGAGCATCCATGAGTGCGGATCCGAGGGCTGTAAATGTGCTCATCGTGGGTCCTCCGATTCCAGACTACGTTTTATCGCTTCGAGAAATTCGTCCGTTCCCTCGGGATATTCGAACCCAGAACATCGATCGTCAACGAAGATTCGAGGCTTGCCCCAGGGTCGTGTCGGAGCATCCCCGAAGTCTGCTGCGTCTACAGATTTCGGATTGGCTCGGACGCGGATTTCCCCGATCCCCACTCGGAGAGTCGTAAGCTGATCCTCTCTCCACTTCTCGGCAGTACGCCGGATCTTCAGTCCGACGAATAGACCGAATATGAGACCGATGAAGATCCCCACGAGCATCGATATGATGGCGATTATCCCTCCGCTAAACATTCTTCGAGTTCCCTTAGAAAATCATCTCTGTAAACCAAAAAGGCATTGAGGAGAAACTTATTCCCTACCATCCCTCGGGTGAATACAAACTGCTTATGCTTCTCATCGTAGTAGACCCACGGAGTGCGTCGATGCCCTCCCTCGGGATTCTGTCCGAAGATGCCTGTTCCCCAATGCACATACACCGCGTATTCGAGATCGGTAAAGACGAGAGCAGCGACTCGGCTGTTGAACGCACCCGTGATCATCGTTTGAATTG